TATCATGTCCTACTGCCAAATAAGCAGAATCAGGGGTCCAGGCCACGTTAAGTCCCCAGCCAGCAGGTAAAATTGCTGGGTTGGCTAATTTGGTAAAAGTATCGCCAGAACGTTTATATATAGTAATAAACGGTGAAGTATTATGAGCCACCGCCAAATAAACACCATCAGGAGAGAATTTGCATCCATAAGCATCGCCAGCGGGTAAATTGGCCGGGTTGTCAAGTTTAGTAAAGACATCCCCGCTTTTTTTATAGATAGTTATATATGGACTATCTTCGTGAGCCACTGCCAAGTAAACCCCATCAGGAGAAAAATCACAGCCCCAGCCTACCCCGGTAGGCAATATATTAGGATTAGTTAATTTAGTGAAGGTATCTTCATCTCTTTTGTAAATCATCACATAGGGAGTGCCCGCATGTGCCAGCGCTAAATAGGTAGAATCAGGAGAAAAAGAGGCTTCATGCCCATCATTATTGGGGGTAACATCAGGAAAATTTAATCTACTAAAGGAATCATTTTCTCTTTTATATATATAAATACCTTTTTGATTTATTATATGTTCATAAGGTACAGCCAAGTAAATATCATCATGGGAAAAATCGCATCTCCAAACCCCTTGGTCTGGTGCAGGGTCAGGAGTTTCTAATTTTTCACGCCCCCGGTTAATAGGTGCAAACTTACAAGTCCACTCCGTAGCCACACCATCATAAATAAAAATTTCCCCAAAAGTATCTTTTAGTCCCGAGCTTTTTACAAAAATCCTATTCCTCAATTGAGATATATCGGTATTAATTACCAGATCTTTATAGTTTGCCTGGTTGTCATCCAACTGAAAAGGTGCCGGGTAAGTACTTTTAGCAAAAAAATGTATATCTTTGTCATAGTCCACATACCACTAATAACCGCATATTTAAGCTTTTTTAGTTAAGGCATCCGATACTTGAACATAATCAAAAGCTATTTCGCTTATAGCGGGGCCATCACTGACATTATTATAAGTAAAGCCGGTAGTATAATTATCAATTATATGCTTATAGATATCCCCGGCTTTCTGGTCTTTATAGGATTCGTACACTAATTTTTTATCTAAATCCCGGCTATGGTCTATACATTCAACCGAATATTTTAATAAATTTGGTGGCAAAAAACTTTCTTCTTTAGATAAGATCCTACCTGAAAATAATTTCTTAGCCCCTTCTTCAATTAAAACTTCTTCTCCAGTTTTAGGGGCAATAGTTATATCGTGACAGATAAAATCGAAAGAGGCCGAATTAACCTTACTGGTTAACTCATCCCTTATGCTAAGGGTCCGGGCATCCACATATTCGGTTTTATCCGCTCCACCGATTTTAATCGTTATACCCAATTTAGTGTCTCCTCTTCATTTCTATCTTTCTCAATACCTCATCGCTTATGGTTACTGCCATTCTTTTAACATCTACATCGTTAGTAATCCTATTATCGTGAATATCAATATTTATTTTAGTTTCACCAAAACCCTGCGCGGTAATATTCGGAGTGCTTACTATCCCACCACCAGCAAAAGCAGGGGCCGGAGTAGGTAACCCCCCGGCAATAGCCTCTACTAAATTTTGAGGGATCGCTTTAAATCTTCTTATGAAGTCAGTCATGGGTTTATCAATTACATATTCCCCAACAGTTAATCTCGCCGGTACAGTATCGACCAACCCCCCAAATTGATATTTTTTAACTTCACCACCAAACTGATATCCCACTCCACCGCCTTTATTAAATCCTAATATACCGGAAAGCAAACCACCACCCGGGAAGATTAAATTCACTATCCAGGAAGCTGCCATTCTGGCTATTTGATGGAGAATGACATCTATCATGCTTTTCCAAAGATCCTTCATAGCTTCCCCGAAGGTTTTAGACCCCGAAAGTACGCTATAAAAAGCACTGCTTAAACCGCTTTCCATAGCATCTTTCAAGTCAGATATAAGATCGCTAATAGCAGAAGTGGTATTATCAACAGTTTCTTCTATCTTCTCACCGGTATATTTTAAAGGCTCCAACACTAAATCCACATTATTATAAATACCATCTCCGAACATAGCCATCATATTAGGCATCCATTGATCAGCTTTAGAAAGAGGACCCTCTTTTGGTGGAGATTCAAAACCGAAGAAATTTTTAATCTTGTTCCCGGCATTTTTACAGGCTTCGCCTAAATCGCCTATTTTAGACTTAATACCTTCCCCAAAACCCGATATGGCATTTTTTCCCCATTCCATCATCTTTTTAGGTAAATTGGCCAGGTCTTTAAATTTTTCTATGATCCAATCAATCATTTCAGTCACTTTTTCTATGGCTATAGTTTTTAAATTTTCCAAATAACCTTTTATTTTTTCTACAAAACCACTAACAAATTCTACAATTTCATCCCAGTTTTTCCAGACCAAGACTACTCCACCAATGGCTAAAATAAGTAAACCAATAGGCCCAGTAGTCAATGTTCCTATTGCAGATACAGCCCCGGATATTTTAGTAATAGCAGAAACAGCCAATAAGATAGGACCACCAACCGCAGCCAGACCCCCCACTACAGCAGCAACCTTAGTGATAGTCTCAACTAATTTTGGGTTTTCTTCAGCCCAGGCTGAAACCTTACCCACTATTTCAGTAACCTTTTCTATTAAAGGAATAACAGCCGGGATCAAAGTATCTCCGATAGTCCTCCCTGCACCGGCTAAAGATCCCTTCAAATCGGTCATTCTATCGGTAAATTCTGCTGCCTTAGTGGCTGCTTCGGTGGACATGGTTATACCCAGTTCTTTAGCTTTATTCATTAATTCCTCGATACCTTCTCCACCTTCTTTTAAAAGGGGCAATAATTGAGTACCATATCTTGAGCCAAATATATCAGTAGCTACAGCAATTTTGTCAGTCTCATTGGTCATATTAGCTATTTTAGTAGCAGCTTCTTTCATTACATCAATGGTGGGTCTTAAATTTCCTTCTGTATCGGTTACAGATATACCTAATTTTTCAAAAGCGTCTTTAGCTTCACCGGTTCCCTTTGAGGTATCGTCCATACCCCTAACTAAAAATCTAAGAGAATTTTCAAGGGTAGTTATATCCGTACCTGAAATATTGGCAGCATAGGCCAAAGAAGAAAGATTTTCAACACTAACACCGGTTCGCAAACTCATTTTATCGAATTGGTCACCGGCCTGGGCTGTTTTTGTTACAATAGCAGCAAAAGCCCCGGTAACTGCAGTACCAGCAATAGTAGTAATCTTACCAATCTTTCCTATCTTTTCGGAAAAACTACTTACCTGGCCACTGGCACTATCTAAAGCTCCTTTTAATTTTGAAGCGTCGCCTAAAATATTAATCCATATATCTGCCAATCTATTCCTTCACCCCCAAAAAAGCCAAAACTGCTTTATAAAAAGTCATTTTTAATTTATATATTTCAAGGGCATCTTTCATTATCCAATCTAAGTCGTTAAGGGGGATGGCAAAAATATCTCTATAACTATAACCATATGCAAAGGCTAAAGTTTTAGTTATCTCTTCCCAGCCCCCTACTTGAAATATTTTTTTAATCCAGATATTTGAACAATTGCCTTTTGAACTCTCTCAAAATCGTCAACGCCAATCATTTCCTCAAATTGATCTACGGTCAGATCCTTTGCTTCCGGATTCCATTTTTTAATTACAGCCAATAAAGTGTAAAAACTAAAATCATAGACTGCAATGTCATCATCTTTCTTTATCTTCTTTTTTTCTATGTTTAATTTCTTGATATCCAGCATTGAAAGAGGCTTGATCATATACTCTTTATCCCCTATTTTGACAGGGGAAGTAAATACTTCCTCTTCTTCAGGCTTCGGAATATAACCTCTATTCCCGCCAACAACATCTGATTTTTTAACTTCTTTATTTTTAGACATAAATACTCCCTTCTTTTAATTAATTCTCTAAAATACCCTCAAATTTTTAACCTGAATACCCTATTTAATGAAATTTTATCCTACCCTTTATCTTTTTACCTTAATACCCTGTTTCAAGATTAATTAGGGTAATTTTGAAAGGATATCCTAAACTTGCATCGTATTTGGCCTTACCGGTAACTCCACAGACTATCGGTCCTGGTCCACCCATATTAATAGGATAAGTAAGATATCTAAATTTAGGAATATCGATTTGCAGGGTATAATAATATCCAGATTCACATTCTGCCCCCACAAACTTAACCTGGAAGGCCTGTTCAGTACCGGCAATAAATTTATCGTATTCGGTACGATCCACAAAGTCGATGGTAAAGTTAATTGGGATAGTCCTAAAACCATCTCGAATAATCTTTCTTAATATTGCAGTATTATTTAGAGCATATTTCCCCACACATTTATTGTCATAATTTATCCCGAAGCTTTCAATATCATTATTAGGAGATCCAGCTATGCTGATAACCGCCTGATCCCACTTAAAAGGATCGGTAGTTTCAAAAGATGGAGCGGTTTTTGGTATATCGCCTAAATTCTTAGCAATGATTCCATTGGTAACCTTTAAGATTTTATCGGTAGTAGAGAAATTTAAGGCCAGAGTATTGACTATCGCTCCCAAAAACTGGAAGGCATTCCCTTGATCCCGATAGACTTCTAAAGTATAAGGGTTAATCGGACAATCTGCATGAAAATCGGTTGCCTGTCTGGGTATAAATATATGCTGTTTGGCATTGGTGGCATCACTAGTAACCAATCTTTTCACATCATCAATATTGATAGTAAATTCCCCTTTATCAACGTGCATTTTAATTCCAATACTGATTATGGCATCAAAATTAGTCATAGTTCCCAAAGCTATAGTGCATTCCTTTTCAACCCCAGCATTTAAAGCGGGAATATCAACAGATTTTAAGGTAGTTCCTTCAACCCCGCCACATTCAGCCACCTCACTAATCATTAAGACCAGATCACCCTCGGCACAGTCAACAGATGATTTTATCCATAATTTAATGTGAGTATCATTCCTCATATCGGTTGAAGGTAATACTTCGGTAGCCAGAATAGTATCAGCAGCCACTCCAGTGGTAACCTGGATTTTAACTGATTTAGTACCTTTCTTAAACCAATTTGCATCTATTCCAGATATTACTCCACCGTCCACCTTTTCATTCCAGGCATCTTCGCAATTCTCTAATTCGGTTTCCGTTGTACCTGCCGGGGTTGCTGCTTCCGGTTCATTAATGGCACTTCTCAACAGGTGACCCAGACTTGCTGGATGTGCTTCTACTACTATATCACCACCAAAAGCCCTTTCTCCTTGATAAGATTTTGGCTCATCAAGTATTCCCCTTTGGGCAGCACTTAACACTTCTTCAATTGTAGGGGTCAGGGTTTCACTAACAAAGGGTAAGAAAAAATCATTATCCCCTGTTTCCTTCTGTCCCCAGGTTAATTCTTTCTTAATTCCTATGTGTCCTCTTGCTCCTTGTGGCATTATTTATCAGCTCCTTTCTTTTTAGATTTTCTTTTCTTAATTTTTCTTTTTCTCTCTTTAACTAAATCAAAGTAGCCAGTATCTAAATATCTTTTAGCTTTCTCTTCATCCCCGACTACTATAAATTGATTAGGTTGAAAAATCCCTAATCCGACTACTTCCAATTCAGTTTTTCGGTTAAATTTCAATATCATAGAATCACCTTCTTTTTATTCCCTGGTTACAAAATCTTGCCTTAAAGTTATTTTCATATCAATTTCAACTCCCCTGAAGGGATAAGAGCTAAAATCAAACCTGGTATCCGGGAAACTGAAATATAGACATTCCCCATCCAAATCAATATGGGCCCCCAGGGCCTTTTTAATATCAAAGTTTAAATCAAGAATCCCTTTAGTGGTGGCATCCCCTACTATCTGTTTATCTACATCAAAGATTTTTATATAGCTAAATATAGTGGCAGTAAAATTTATCTCCGTTTTGTGGGGCATGGTAACTGCCTCTTCTGGTGCATTGGTTGGTTCTAAAATAATACAGGGAAAATTATTGACCGGGATATTATCCCTGGTCCCCGAATAGACGATTTTAATATATTTTTTTAATTCAATATCCTCTTCTAAAATAGTTTTGATCTTATTCCAGACATCCTCTAATTTCACCTGGTTATCTCCTCCAAATATTCGGTAAAAATCTTAACAATATTCTTCTTATCATCTTCCTGGAAGAGTAAAAATTTGCGCTGGGGTATTTTGGCCGTTCTCGCTTTCTGGTGAACGTGCATTGCAAAAACATCTTCCCCGGTATTAGGATCGACCCAGTGTAAAGCCCTTGCTTTTACCGGGTAAATATCCCTGGCCGGGATCTTAATTGAGCCGCCTTCCTGGTGTATTTTCATATAACCAAGATTAGTCCCGATCTGCACTTTTTGATTAGAAACTACTTTATAAACGATAGAACTTTTTCCTCTTCCGGTATTCTGTAAGATCTTCGCTCCTTTCCCCTTTTTTCTCCGCATAGCAATAGTCATAGGTGAAAGTGGAGCCCACCTTTTAGGCCTACCTTCAGCCCTAAAGTTTTTATCGATAGAAGAAAGCATTAAAATACCGCACCGCTTCAAGGGAATTCTAAGATCCTTAGCCTTATTCCCAGCCTTTTTTAATAGAGCCTTTACCTTTTCATCATTCTTTACCTCATAACTAATCAATGCTCCATTAGTCATCGGTCAAATCCTCTAATTTATCAGGATCGGTTTTCCAGTTAGTCTCATCCCTTTCATCGAAAGTCCGTTTATAATCTTTAGTAGAAGATTGAATAGCCCCCACATCTACAGTGATTCCCTCAATCTGTTTTGTACCGCTGGCAATATCTTTAAGGATCTCTTTTGCCTCTTTGTATCGATCAATCCATTCGTTGGTACTGGGCATTTTTCCTGAATACAATCCTCTCATCACATAATAAGAAGCAATATCCTCAGTTAAAGATTTTATAATAGCCGGGGTAGTCTCTAAGGCATCAAGAGCAGCCAACAGATCAGATGAAAAGGCTGCCCTTATTTCTGCGTCAGCCTTAACAATAGCTTTAGCTAAAAGTGACGAAGGTACATCGGTTGCCGACATATTTAGATTAGTTAAAACGTCAGTATCTTCACAAAAAGCCATTTAAGTCTCCCTTATTATTAGAGGGAGAGAATTATGTCCCTCCCTCTAATTTTATTTTTTAGGTTATTGCCGGGGATATCCTGTATCCACAAGCAGCGCAAACCATTTTTTCGGTTTCTATATTACCAACTTCAAACCAGTCACTATGTTTTACCTCTATTCTTGCTCTCCTGGTTTGAAATTTTTGAGACTGGAAGGTATAACCTAAAGAGAATTTCTTTATTCCAGGTTTAGGTTCTACATATGCCAATATTGCATTTTTACCCCAGAGATAAGATAAAACTGCAGTTTTACCTTCTTTGGCTGTATTATAACCAGCTTTACCGACTATCACTTTTTCTATTCCAAACAAAGTGGCCAAAAGGTCAGTATCAATTACGCCTTTTTGGCTATACTTAATTCGTTCTATAATTTTAGGATGGTGTCTTACCTTATCGTAAACAGCCTTTCCTAATAGCAATACATTCGGTTCTCTGAAGATCACTGCATGTATAGCAGCCTTCCCGATTTCAATATCAGTTATAGGATCAGACCCGGTAGCTTCAGTATAATCACTCCAAGCACCACTTGTTGGAGCATTGGCCGATAAACTTGCTTCTAACATGGTTTTGATCCTCATCTCTAAACCCAATTGAAGAATATCAGTTAAAAATTCTGTAGTATCTACCTCAAGATTTAGAGGTTTATCTGCGTTATCTCTTTCTATATCATCAATTAGATCATTTAAGGCATGCTCATCGCATACATAGCCATCAGTGGTTACTTTCCAATCTACAGTTCTTGATTCGGTCTTAGGAGCCCTTAAAGTTTTGGGAATCCTAAACCGATCAGCTTTAGAATCATATATATAATATATATCCGATTTCTTTTTTACCGGTACAATCGGCATTATTTGTGTTCCGACATAGGCCGCATTACGGTACATTATCGAGATATTAGTTAAAATTTTATCAATATGAACATTTCCAGGTTCTGGCATTTAATTTCAACTCCTTTCTTTTCTTTTATATAATTATTTTTACGCAGTTAAACTATAATATATAGTATGGGCAATTGAGACCTCTATTATTTCATCTACACCGGCAGCTTCTTCTAAGGCTATTGCCCCAGTATATTTTGTATATATAGTTACCACCCCAGCGGTAGCCCCTGAAGTCTCTATAGATGCAGCTATAGATGCAGCCTCACCAAGTCCAGTTGCCGCAGAAGCTAACATTGCTCCTTCTACACATGCACCACTCATTACCAATTTACTCGTGCCTAACATTCTTACCCTGGTAGCCTTTCCGATAGTATCAGGTTCATTCTGTAAAATCCCGATAGGAACTTCATTGGCTCCACAAGCGACAACATCGCCATTGGCATCAAGTTTTACAAAATGATATTTTAAACCAGTTAGATCTGCACCAGCTTTAAAAGTTAAATCTAAAACACCGGCAGCTTGAGACATTATTTAACACCTCTTTTCAATTTAATTATTATTTTTTTTAATAATTATTTTTTCTTTTTGGGTTCAGTTGAATCCAGAACAGCCAAGACCGCATCACGGTAACTTACATCTTTATTTTCAGCCATATATTTCTGAACCTTTTTCTCTTCTGGAGTTAATTTATCTTTGCCTTCTTCCTCTTCCTCTTCGCCCTTGCTTAATTCAGCAAAAATGGAATCGGAGAAATTAGGTTGAAGTTCAATAAATTTTTCCAGTAATTCCCGCTGTGAAAGTTTAGTCTCTTTGTCATCTACCGTAAACTTAATTTTCTTTTCGTCAGAAGTGGACTCTACAAGAGTCATTAAAACTTCTTTCTGTTTAGGTAGAAAACGCATGTCTTTATCGGAGCAGTGATTATCGATAAAGGTTTTAATTTCGGCTTCCCTTGTTTCCTTAGAGATTTTGTTTAGTTTTTCTTCCGCTTCTTTTGATTTTTTCTCTTCGGCTTCAAATTTCTCTTTGAATCCTTTGCCTTCCTCTTTCTCTTTATCGATAGTTTCCTTCTCCTTTTCCAGTTTCTCGTAATCTTCCACCGCGATAAATTTCTTTCCTTCTACTTCAGTGATCTTAATTCCGTTTGGCATGATGTAACTCTCTCCTTTCTTTTTATTGACCTTTTGGGCCTTTTCCTCTTTCTCGAATATAATTAAATTGGCATTATCGTCAGAATCATATAAGGCAGCAATATCTTTTAAATTGGTTACCGCCGGTAAATCGGCCCCCAAAAAAGCTATTGCTGAAAGGACCTTTTTATATACTTTTTTGGTGCTGGGCTCGGTATAATTATATAAAAGTTCGCTTGATATCCTCTTATATGCTCCGTTCTTGATTAACTGATACAGGACTTTTGGCACTTCTTTTATGTTTACTAAAATTTTGTCTCCTACCCTGGTTAATTTTGTGATCCAGCCACCAGCCGGTAACCCTGTTTTTCTTAGCAGCTCCTGTTTATCGTTATGGCCTAGTTTTACTTTGGGCTTTAATTTATCAATTATTTCATTAGTACCATTTACGATATTATCAAGATCTTCGCCGGTTATTTTGTTACCCTTCCATGTTCCAATACCAAATACCTCAACATCTTTTAACTCATAAGTCTGGGAATAGGCTTCCAATATTGCCAATTCCATAGCGTTTAAATTCCCTTGTGTTTCGGTTTTGACCCAGTTACCCTCTTTATTTTTCTTCCAACCTGCTTTTTTAAGTCCGGCCCATGCTGTAGCGTTGGCTAAACCCTCTCTTTCAGCCCGATCTTTATACTGCTCATAAGCATTATTATAAATATCAATCCAGGTTTTTTGGGCTTCGGCCGGTAAACCTTTTATCCCTTCCGGGATATTATCCGGATACTTGTAAGGCATATAACTCATCTCCTTCTAAATTTATAAAATTTTTAGGCTTTATAGCCATGATCCCCGCTTTCCTTTCCTTAGATATCGGGGTAAATTTTTCGTATTTAGTCACCGGTACTAGAGTTCCCCTGCATTCATAATGATTAGGTGGCTTTACCCTGGCCAGATCAGGATCGCCTTTTTCAAATACCTGGCCATCTAACCGTTCGCATATCTCGGTAGTCCTTTCATCCATGACAGAAGAGTAAGCAACAGCCGGTACAAATTCCCCCACGTCTGGATCGTTCATCATGGCCCAGCGTCCCTCATTATAGGCATCGCTAAAATTGGTTCTTACTACATTTTCAAGGTGCCAGGGGGTTAATTCTCTCCCGGTTTTTATCTCTATCGCGGTAGTCCCGATATATTCCTTAAAGAATCCATCCAATTGAAACATTATCTCCGGGGTAGTGGCCCCGCCTTTAAGACCGTTATATAAAATTGCCCTTGCTTCCTTTAAGACGCTATCCCTTATCACCCCGGCAATCCAGAAGGATTTATTATTTAGATACTGCAGGGCCTTTTTGGGTGGCAAACCGGGGACTATATCGACAAATTTCATTTTACCCAGTTCACTCTTTACCTCTTCCCGGCCATACTGCCATAAATCTCTTAGATATTCCTGGATTTTATTCTTTAATTCTCCGACATAGGATAACTGGATCTTCTCGATTTGTGAAGCTGAATTGGTTTCAATGATCTTCCTTTTCAAGATATCTTTTTTAAGGGATTCCTTCTGTTTGGTTATAATCTCTATAAGATCTTCTTTGGCCTTTGCTTCCCATTCATCTAAATTTTTTATTATCCTGGTAAAATTACATTTTTTTTCATACTGGTTAGTCTGCCTTTTTAGCCTGGCCTGATATTCTTCTATAAAGCCCCCGCCTTTCGGTTTAGGTTCAGGCAAAATTATCCCTTCTTCTTTAGCCGGGATCTTAAGGAATCCCCGGACCCACTCTTCCTCTGGATTGATCAGCCCTGCATCGACTAACATTTTGGCAATCTTAGCCTTTGCTTCCTGGTCCTCTTTGATCAGTGATTCAAATTTAAAATAGGGATATTTTGGTTGAGAGAAATTAAAATCTATCAACCGCTTTATGATCTGTTCCCGGACTATGGTATCTTCAGTTTCCGTACCTAAATAATCAAGGATATAAATAAAGATATCAAAATGTGTCTTAGATAAAGCCCATGAACCCTTTTCCCCGGTGTCCATGAGTAAAGTCCCCACTAATAAAGCCCGGGCAATCATAGCATTATTGGTATCGAAGGCTGATTTATAACCGGCCGATCCTCTTCTTTGAGCCTCTAAAAGGTCAGCTTCTAATCCCTTTGGCATTACTATTGCGGTATCGGTCTGAATAGTTTTTAATATCTCTAAATATTCATCCTGTTTACCTTTGGCAGTGCCGGGCTCATAACGACCTATTACGGTAGGTTGGCCAAACTTTTCTAAAAAGATATTCCAGAATCTTTGAATGATATCATTAGAGAAATAATACCGGTAGGCAGCCCTAAAATCGGACTCACCATATAAGCTATTTGCATCGTCATCATTGGGATTGTAGGTAAAAAGAATAAATTTATTAATAGGTAAATGAGTATTATACCCCTCAATCAGGCCTTTTTCTTCAATATTGCCATGTTCATCACATTTAAACATATAATTTGCAGCTTTCCGGACCTTTATATTATCAATCCCGATCATCCCTTTAAATTCTCCGGCGGGAAGGACCTTATAATTAATCTCGGCCACCGAATAACCGTCTCTCATGGCATTCCATATTTTAAGCAGAGTATTATTTACGTTCCCCTTCATTTCAGAAAAGCAATGCTCTATAAATTCAGCCTGTTTTACCGCGTCCTGATCATCTTCATCTTCCGGCCTGATACTCCAGGGGGTAGATAACCGGGCATGCTTCTTTAACATAAAAACAGCTTTAACCTGGCCATCCCGCCTTTGCATTTTTCGGTATATTTCCAACCCCTTTTTTTCTGCCAGGTCATCGGGGTTATAGATAGGAAGATCGCCAATGCCCCAGATATCAGTACCGGAATGGGACATTTCTCCCATGTCTGGTTTAAGCAACTTTTTTATAGCCTTTGTGGTATTTTGAAATGTATCTTTTATGTCCATATAGTCTTAAAATGTTCCTTATTTTATTTTTTTAACATTTCAGAGAGATGGTAACCGTTTTTCAAATAAAAATAACTTTTATGTTCTATCTCTCTTTTTTCTCCTAAAAATGTCGCTAAGGCTTTTTTTAGCATTATGCTGGATCACCCGCAAGATCAAAACCTACTCCTCTTTTTTTCCAATTTTTTATCGTTAGTTAATTTATTTGTAAGAGATTCCCGAGCATTAGAAATAAAACCGTTTTTTGTGTCCTGTAACCCTTTGTTTATAAGGGTTTCAGCGACCCCCAAAATGGCCATAAATTATTTTTAACCCTATTTGGTGGGTTTGGCTAACGCTCATTTTTTCTTGAAAAATAAAAATTGGTTTTTTTTATTTTGAATTTTTTTCTTTTTTTTTCAAGTTTTTTACTTTTAAAATTTTTCAATTTTACTTTTATTTTTTTATCGGGAAATTCTTTTTGTGATTTCAAAATTTTCTATTTTATTTTTTCACGAAAAAAAACTTTTGTGATTTTAAAATTTTACTTTTTATTTTTTGTCAAAAATTTATTTCTATTTTTTCAAAATTTAGTTTTTAAATTTCGTCGAAAAAAAACTTCTATGATCTTGAAAAATTACTTTTGTTTTTTTTAAAAGAATTTTAAAAGTAAATTTTCAAAACTTAGTTCTTAATTTTCTTTGATATTTTTACTTCTAATTTTTAAAATTCTGCTTTATACTGGCACGTTTCCATCCCCGAAAATGGAATAAAAAAAGAGAGCCAGTCAAGAAGTTTTTAGGCTTCTCAAAACTGACTCTCTAATGGTGTTCTGTTTGAGAATATTTATTTTTTTTCAGAATAGCATAAAAAAAATACTAAGTCAAATTATTTTACTTTACATAAAATAAATTATTGGGTCATTATTACCAGTCCTGGGTGGCAGTCGCCCTCTTCCCCGCACTTCTCCCCTCAACTATCTGGTCATCCTTTAACATATCGGGCATTAAAAAGGTTACCAGCCAGACCAAAGCGTCTAACCGATCTGGGGATTTATCCCCTGGCACCCACTCGCAAAGCTGATCTTCCAAGTCCGGGAAATTCCCCACATGGTGGATTTTCCCCTGCTCATATAAAGCCGATACTGGTTCAGCCCTTATATATTTACCCCGGGAAGCTCTAACGCCTATATATGGTAGATTGCTTTCAATCGATCTTATAACATATTCAACCATATCACCGCCATTATTCACTTCTCCAATTATCCTATCTGCTTCCAATTTATGATAGACGGTTACTGCTGCATTTCCCCATTTATCCGGACTTCCTTTTACGGTGGCATCTTCTAATATCCAGACGTGCCTATCTTCACTTAAACCGCCCCCGATTATGCCAGTTTCAGAGGACATTATATTATCGGTAGCCTGGGGATCGATGGCAATGGCTACTCTAATTAATTTAGGAGCTTTATTTCTACGGTTATTTTCAATGATTTTCCTGGTCCATAGAGCATCGGGATTGTCCTCTAATATTTGGCCATAAATCTCTTGTTTACCTAACCTCGTACCTTCATATTTTTTAATTACATAATCAAAATATTTTTGAGGTAAATTGTCCCTATTTTCATAAGTGCTTCCGGTAATATCTTTTGTATCAGGATCATTTTTTAATTCTTTGATAATAGGGATTGGTCTAGGAGTAGTGGTAACCAAAATTCTAAGATCCTCTCTATTCCTAAGTCCGAACATAAGATTATCCCACACTTGCTGGGGATACTTAAATTTAGCCAATTCATCTATCCAGGCAATATCATGACTTGGCCCCCTTACCTGATCTGGCTCATCTCCTGAATATATAGTCCCTACACATCCATTGGGCCAGGTTACTCTTCTTTTAGAAGGCTCATATTTAGGCATAAAATCAGGTCTTGAAATTTTTAATATTGAAGCGGGGCCCAATTCCACCATTATATCTCTAGCGTCTGCCTTAGTTTCTCCGATTAAAGCTATATGTTCAGCTCCCTTTTTAGCCTGATCTATAACATATTCCGAGCCTGCCCTAGTCTTTCCCCATCCCCGGCCAGTTCTAATTAGCCAGGTTAGCCAGTTCCCTTTCGGTGGTAATTGCTTAGGCCGGGCTCTAATTCTCCAATCATATAAAAAATTTAATTTTTTATCATTACTTAGATTTTTTATTTTTTCTAATACTCTTTTTCTTTTTCTCCCTGGTAATAAGGCTATTGATTTCATTAAAGAAATCTTCTTCTGCATGTTTTAATTCAATCTCCTCTCTTTCCGAAACTTCACCTATTAGAGTTAAATCCATTTTAATAAGTCTTTCATAGCAGCCCATTATATCTTTTAATCCGGTAACATCTTTTATTTCAATACCTTGATTATCCTTAAATTTCTCGATCAATTTATTAAGCATTTTCTTTAAGATACTGAATTGCGCCTTTATTTCAGCCCTATAATTAGCTTTAATATCCATAACGGTTTCATTCGTCTTTTTGACAAGTTCTTTTGAATTCTCTATATTCCTTTGATCTACCTTATATTTCCAATTTAACTTTTTATACCATCTCCAGAAAGTTCTTAACGATATATGACACTCCTGTGCCACTCTTGTGCCATTTTTTAAAGTAGGTTCTCCATTTAAACTATAAAATAATTCAAAAGCTTTAATATGTTTTTGTTCCTCTCTCATCTCTTTACCTCATACCAAAATTTTATCCTGGTAGAATTGTTTTGATTATATAAATGCAGCCATCCTTTTTGCTCAATTAATTCTAAGATCTCTTCCCCAGTTTTTCCTTTCCACCGGTAGACTTCTTCAATCTCTTTTAGGGTCCTGGCCCTGTGTAGACAGGTTCTCCAATAAGCGCCCCCGGAATCCCTCTTCATGCTCCAAATCCTGAATCTCTGGGAAGCATAAGTCAAGATACTGATCAGATAATTTTTATCCCAGGAATACATCTTTCTTATATCAAAATCTTGTAATGGAGTGTGCAGGGTAGGCTCGAGATAGGTCATTTTTACCTCAATTTTAGGGTTTTTATATTTAGTGTCCTGGTTAAAAGAATTACAAAATTCCTCTACGCTTTCCTGGGGCTCATATCCGGCAATTATAAACAGGGTTAACCGGTGATTAAATTCCCTTGACGCTTCCATTATTTGCCTGATCTGTTCACCGGAAATAGGTTTTCCGTAGAATTTCCTGGTTTTTTCTGAAAATGATTCCAGGCCTAACCGGTAATAGTAACAAGTTTTAGCCTGGACTTTGGTCATTTTTAGGTAGCCTTCCGCGGTTATTGACCTAACGTAAGCCCTCTGATATAACTGTTTAGGCCCTAAATTATCATTGGTTATGATCATAACCTGTTTATCAATATTCGGCAGATAGGGATTGTTCTGGTATTTGGTAGTCCAGGAAGTAAAACAGAATTTACACTTTTTCCTGCAACCCCGGCCACCTAAAATTATTCTCCTTCTTACCCCGGTTTTTACTATCGGGACTAGATCCCAGTTAATTTTAATAGAAGGATAGATATTTCCCTTTTTCCCTCTATAATATATATAGGGTAGATCTTTAAGTTTTTCAATAATTTTCCCGGGACTTTCGTTTTTTATCGATTGTAGCTTTTTAAAAATCTCAAAGCCTTCTCCTACGTTTATTAAATCTACCAGGTTAGAGTACATCTTTTCATGAAAAGCTTCACTGCCCCCCAAAATA